CCAGTCTACAAACTTCGTATATGAGGTATATAATTTAGCAGACAATATCCCACGAATACTTTCGGCAGCCAAAATAAGGCAATTGTCCAACCGATTGTCTACACCGGAAGCTATCTCGCCTTTTATACCCCCTTTACCACCATTCATACTTTTGAGCAAACTATTCAGAACAGTAATAGGTTTTACCACATCTATATTGATAGGTGATGCTATTGAAGTCCATTTAATCTGTAGTGAATATTTAGAAAAATACACCTTTCCAGGTCCGTTAACATTCATATTACCTATCGGATCATGTATGACAAATTGAAGACATTCACCATCTTGAAGATCTATTGCATAAACATCCCGATATTGTTCGGGTCTATAAGTGTCTTTTTCTGTTGTATGTGTATTTCCTGAATAATCGGTATTTATCCAACTCGCAATAGTGCTTGTGGTACCGTTCCCATCAACTTTAGCAAGTGTCAACATTACATCTCCTCTGCCTAAATAAAAGTTGAATTCGGGGGTTATATATACCTTGACTGGTTTATGCGCCCTTAAAAAAGCAGGTACAGAAGTATCTAAAGTCACAGAATTTATTTCTACAGGACTATCTGATTCTGGTAAGTCTTTTTCTACGACTTCCAATGGAAGAGACTGGAATATAGTTTTTCCTGTTATATCTCTTGAGAAATCAACATATTGCCCTCCATCTTCTAAAGAGTATCCACCACATATATAGTTCGCGTAGTAATTAAACGGTAGTCTATCATAATAAAGCTGATATACATCTTTTATCTCATCTACCGAATATTCGTACTGCGTTCCTTTGTTAGCCTTTATGATATTAGCGACACTATCATCTATCGAATTAATAGAAACAGTATTTCCATCATAAGTTAATGAACCGAAATCCAATCGACAACTAAAGAATTCTTCATAAGTATGAGAATTAGTTATAGTATAAACGGTGATACTAGCATTAGAAGCCAGGTATTTGCTCAAATACTCCTCCAATATGAGATCATAGGCTTCTCCCACAAACTGGAATTTTGAAGTAAAGGTTCTAGTTATTCCTTCAAGTCCGGAGCGTTTACGGGAAAACTTTATTTCATCCCAATTCTGAATACAAGATTTGGGAATTTCATAGATAATACGATCAACGGTAAGCACATATTTACAAAGCATTTTAACTCTTTTTGAATGTTCACGAGCAAATATATAGAAAAAGCCAACCGGTTTCCCAGTTGGCTAAATTCTTGAAAATCATACTTTGCCAAAACGCCACATAATTCACTGGCTATCAGTGAATAAAATATTATTTTAGAAAAAAGCATTTTATTTATAGCTATTTTATATCATGATCATCCAAAGTGTTTAAACTTCTCAAACGTTTACTTCCAAATTTGTTAGATAATACACCATCAAAATATAATTCAGGTGTCCATTTAGTTAATGCCCCAACAACTTGATCAATAATGCCAGCTGCAATTCCCACATAAGGATTCCATAAGCCAAGTCCAGTAACAGCCCCAAATCTTAACCATTTGGTTATTAATTGTTCCCCTTTCTTAGCTATTAATATATTTTGAAGTTCTCTCCAATCATAATCATTCCCAGCGATCCATTCTCTGAATTTCACTCCATGAACATTCTCCCTGACCTCTAATATATCTTGAAGTGTTATTGCCCCTTTATAATATAAAATAGAAAGATCTGGAAGAGCTTTACTTTTTAAAACCTGATCAATATTTCCCATCAATGACTGATCTAATTCACGACCACTTTTCAACGTTAACCAATATTTAGCATTCCCTTCCATTCCTATTTCATTCATTCTAAACTCACGTGACCAAACCAATGTGCGTTCAAGAATAAATAGCCTCATTATAGTAAAAGCATCATCATCACAAATATTAAACAAATCTTCAGTTTTAAGATTTAAATGTGCTTTTAACACAGGAATATTTATATCTTCTAAAGTATTATCTAGTGCTATACTATCTAAATAGCCTGATGCGTCCTCCTCTAATAATTCATGATACAATACATGATATAAATAACTATATTGAGAAATCCGGTATCTATTCGACAATCTAGAAATAATATTTAATCGCGCACTATCTGAAGGAATTTGAGTATTCCAAAAAGAAAAATTCTGATCCTCAAATGCCATAATTTTGGGAGAAGACCAACCATCTAATATTTTCAATATATCTTTGGATATTAACAGACTCGTAGCCTCAATCCCAAATACTTCAATAAATTCTTCTAACGAAGTAATACGTATATATATTTTATCATGTAGTAATAATGAGTTTATTATATTCTTAATGAAATACAATCTTTCAGGTAAAATAAATTCAGGAAATGTATTACCATCCCATCTATCCAAATATACTCCACCTGATAATTTTTTAACTCTATATGAAAAACTATCTAACAATATTGCCATATCATGCTTATTTAGTGATAATACAAATATATAAATAAATTTCTATAAGAACCAAAATCACACAATATTAATAACCTAGAGCATGAAATATCATTTTTCTTCCAAATGAAATACGACTTCTTACAGTTCCGACAGGAATGTTCAGGATTTCACTTATCTCATCATAAGAATACCCACTAGCATAATACATCACACTATCAATACAACGGGATTTTTTAGCACACCGTTGTATTGTGGAAACCAAATCATCAAACAGTATTGAATGAGCTGTACAGTTAGAAATGGCACTTCCGTCTACCATATCAAGCCCTGTAAAATGTATAAGGGAATTTCTATTGTATCTTATTATATAAGTATTCCTCATTATAATAAGGCACCACGGTTGAAGTGGTTTAGAACAATCAAATTTATCACGATTCACAAGTAGCTTATAAACTGTATCACCGGCTAAGTCTTCAGCATCTTGCATGGAACAGCAGAATTTTCTTGCCACCTTTAATATCCAAGGATATATTTCTGATAATTCCTTTTCAAAGTCCATTGTCAGCCCTCCTTATTAGGTGTATCTTCGGTTCGCCATTAATGCACCTTTCCACATATTTCCGGTGCATGATACTTTGTTCGTGCATTTCCTTAGCAGAACGCTCGATTGAACTAATAAGAGTGCCTATATCGGGGGGCAATAAGGCAATCATTTTTTTTACCTCGGACACTTCTGCCGTTATCCGATTACACTTCGTCTCTAATGTACGTAATTCTGACAATAAAACATTGTATAAATGCCTATTTATACAATGGATGCTGTTTTTTCTATTCATAAAAAAGTCGTTTGTGATTCTAAAGGAGATGTACAAACGGCTGTATGAAATAATTCGCTTTAATTAAAAATTAATCGAATTACAGCATATATGTAATACCAATATTATCATGTGCTTCTTTTTCTGATCGATATTTCAACATCAGCTTGATGAACGATATTCGCATAGACAGCAGCATTAATTACGCGGGAATCAATACTCATTTTAAAGAATGTCATTAGAAAAGCAATCTCTGCATCAAAAGAAGAACGAATTTGTTCAGGAGTAGCCTTACTTCCTTTATGTTCCTCACTGCGTCTCTCCTCATTCCGTTTTTGCTCAAAAATTGCAGAATGAAGTAAATAATCAAGCTTCGATATAACTTGCTCATCACTCATATCCCGGATATCTACATTTAGTTGGCCCAACACCTGACGAACATCATCATAAAAGCCAAGAGAAACAAGAGTCTGACATATACGAAGGCTCAATAGTTTGGCACGTTCCTTCACCATATCCTCTTTGTCCATAATCATAGCCTGCATACCTGAAGGATTAACAATGCTTCTGTATTCGATAATTAATTTAGATGCCATCTCTTTAAGCATGCTTTCAGACACAGATCCGCGACCCGAAAGCAAACAAGCATAGTTTCCACATGAAAGCTCAATGAAATCATTCAATGTTATCTGATTTAATCTTTCAATCATAGCTATTTCAGTTTAGACAACTTATACAGTTCAAAATCACGGTTAGACGCATCCTGACGCTGCATTTTAAGACTCTTCATCAAAAGGAGATTTGTTCTATCAACTCTTTTTTCTAATCGGGAATAATCATTGAAAACAATGGTGTCACCGGAAGAAGATGCAAAATATGTCGGTGAAAATGTAGGAAAGTCCCAATCCGGCATATCAAAATTAGAGATATCTACCTTATCAACATCAGGAAAGACTTGTGCACCTTTAGGAATATCAACTAAAGTTGGAGCATCAGGAGTAATCCATGCTTTTCCAGAATACATGATAACTTCATGTTTACCGGCATCACCAACTAAAGCGGCACCGCCGGGATGCCTATCATTACCTTGAGTACCGTCTGCATAGGAAGGAATAGGAGTTGCAAGAATAGTTGCAACCTGAATTGCTCCCATGGCACCAATAACAATAGATAAAGGAATATTCGGTAAAGCTTCAGTTATTGCCAGTGCAGTGGCTATTCCAGCTTGAGCGACACTAGTCGCCTTTTCCCAAATGGCTTGTTTACGTGCCATTTCTTGTTTTTGTTTTTCTAGTTCAGCATTTTTTGCTTCTGTCAAAGATTTTGCAGCACGTTTACGCGCTTCTGCTTCTTCTTCGGAAATAGCACCTGACTCTGCCAGTTTATCAACCCGTTCAACATCTTTATCATATTTTTCATCATTAGCATCCTGCTCTTCCTCTATCTTATCAATTTGAGCATCATAAAGTGTAGAAACAAGATTTCCAATAGTCCCTACAGCTTGTGATGCAGTTTGCAACCATTTTTTGAGATTCTTTTGGCGTTCTTTTAACGCTTTATCTTCAGCTTTAGTAATATTTTGAATAGCACTTATCTGTAATTCTGCCTCCTTTTTAGCGAGAGCAGCCTTCAAAACATACAACTGAGTAACAATCTTAGTACGTTCTTCAGCAGTAATATTCTCAACGGTTAATTCCAGTTCCAAAGCTTCAATCGCTGCTTCAGTAGTCTTATGTGCATATTCAAGTTGTAAATTGTATTCCTCTATCGCATATTGCTCTTCTGTTATTAGCTTGGATGCTAACTTCTTTTTAAGAGCAAGCATATCCATTACATACGCAGCGTCACGTATCTCTTGCTCATGGGCTGCATTTTCCGCAATCAATGCTACCTGATCAGAAGCATACTTTCCGTAAATCTCTTGTTTTTTCCTAGCATATTTTTCATCTATCAATATTACATCTTCACCTGTTTTCTCTGCTGCATCAATTTCTGCTTCACGTTGCAATTCTAACTGGTGCAATTTCAAATCAAGTTCTTCCTGGGACCCCTTTTTTACAACAGCAAGAGCGTTCTCAACATCCTTCTTCTCACGATCAGAATTATACTTAATAGTAAACTCATCTAGCCTTTCCTGCATTTCCTTAGCTAAATTCTGACGTGTAGCAATTTCCTCTTTGCTATTACCCTTGACGGCAGCAATCTTCTTCGAGTAAGCAACACCAATTTTAGCAAGTTCTTTCTCCAGTCCCTCATCCATAAGAGCTAGTTCTGACTCCTGATAAGTTTCATGAATTTTCAGCTTCTCTTTGAGAGCTTTTTCCTGTTCACGTTTTTCTTTATCAGTAAGGACTGTTATACCTGAACCATTTTTGTCGTTACCCTTTGGACGGAACTTTTCTGCAATCACATCAAGTCCACGATTAAACTCATCGCTAGATGCTATTTTGAATAAGTTTTTAGAAAATTCCAACTGAGCCTTATCCGCTTTTTCTGCTTCCGACGTGTAATAGCCAAACATTTTAGCAGCACCATTCTTTATCCAAGACATATCTTCAAACTCTGATGTTGCATATTGAGCACGAGTTTTCATCCGTTTTAAAGCTTCTCTCTCTTGGGCCGTTACTTCAATACGTTTATTTTTCATTTGAATAACAGCTTTTGTGTATGCTTGTTCCTCTGTATCACCAGCATCAATAAGCCTCTTATATTCTGCCTGAAAATCTTTTTCTACTTCCAATAACTTTTTGTTCGCATCTTTTTTTGCAAGTGTTCTAAAATTATAATCTATCTTTTCTATTTTTTCTTCAGGAGATTTCAAATCATTGGCGATACCTCTTATTTTATCAGCCATCCAATTAAGAAACTCCTTAGCAGGTCCCGTTGACTCGGAGAAAGAAAGCATAAACGCTTCCCATGCTGAAGATAAGTTAGCAAGAGCTCCATGAACATTATCTCCCATCGTGTGAGCCATATCGCCCAATTCACGTTCTACACCAGTAATCTGTTCTCTAAGTGGTAATATTTTATCAACAGCGGTGAGAAAGGCATTAAAAGCGGCAACACTACGCTTATCAGTTAATTCAAGAGTAGTATTCAAGTCTACCCCTTTTTCTTTTAGCGATTTCAATCCTTCAACTAACTCAGGCAATGTTTTAACGGGCTTACCTAACGCCTTTGCCAGCTTTCCATTACTATCAGCTAAATTTAGAAAAACATTACGGGTAGCAGTAGCAGCCATTGAAGCATCAAAGCCGGCATCCGATAATTTACCCAACAAAGCCAAAGTATCTTCAATACTGAAATTAAAGGCTTTTGCAACCGGTCCAACAATTGGTAATGCAGTAGCGAGATATGAAAACGACAATGCGCTTTTGGTTGTTGCGACAGCCATCGCAGACACATATCTTTCAGTTTCTCTTGTATCAGCATTAAACATACGAAGAGAAGCACCTGCCAATGAAGCCGCATCTGCTAATTCTGCCCCGGTAGCTTGTGCAAATTTTAGAACGTGCTCTGTTGCATCTAATATTTCTTTTCGAGTAAAACCTAGTTTAGCAAGTTCTATTTGCAAATCCGTAGCTTCGGATGCAGTGTATTTCGTTGTAGCACCCAAACGTTGAGCATCCGCAGTTAACTCCTTCACTTTATCAGAAGTGGTTCCTAATATTGCAGCAAGCCTACTATTAGCTAATTCAAATTTAACAATATCACCTACTCCTTCACGCAGTTTTGTAAATAAAGCAACAACTCCACTAACAACAGCTTGTGCACCAATATATCCAGCAGCCCACCCTTTCAATCCTGCACCAACTTTGTTTAGCCCAGGAGCCATCTCCGTTTTAAGCATCATTCCAGCATTCCGGGCAATAATTCCCATGTTCTGCATGGACTTATTACCGTTCTGTATTTCAATCCATGCCGCCTTTACTTCTTCCCGATATGCACCAATGGTCATTTTCTGTTGACTATATCGATCGGAATTTCGCTTTATGTAATCAGTGTTGATTCCAATAGTAGAATTAAGACGGGCAAGTGTACGAATATAGTTTTCATCCGTATCTTTCAAAACATCAACAGCCTTTTGTAGCTGCTTATTCATTTCCTTTGCTTGTGAACGGCTATGTACTTCCTGATTAGTCAAGGTAATAGCAGTTCTGATAAGTTTTAAACGTTCTTCTTCAGATAAAACAGCTTTCTTACGAGTAGTATTACCGGCATTCTGCGCTTTTGTCAAGTTAGCTTCCGCTTTAACAGCCTTTTCCAAGGACGCAGCATTATCCGAGTTTGCCTTGGTTAGTTTCTTCAATTCAGCAGCAGATAATTTCTCTACATTTAGCTTTTCCTCTATCTTCTTACTGACAGTTTGAGTTATTTCAGACTGTTTTCTAAGAGCCTCGGTTAATTCAGCAGATGCAGAGCCAGCCGTTTTTGCTTGGGTATTATAAAGATTACTCAACTTTTCAAGATCAGCAACGCCTTCTACATTTAGTTTCAAACCTTGCTAATTCTTTGGCCGCATTAACATAATCAGCCCTCACACGCTCAATAGTATTATCAAGCTCCACCAATTTCTGCAAATCGTTCTCATCAACGAAATCTTTTAATTTTAAATCTGCCATAATTACAGGTAATGTCTATATTCAACAATCTTTCCTTTTATCTCAACTCCTAGTTTATCAAAAGCATAGGTACCATCTTCTTTCTGATAAACGACATACATGCAACCATCCAAGACAGCTGCTTTCTTTGCAAGATCACTGATACGTTCCAGTTCACTCTGCATCTTTTTTATTTCGCAACTACAAGCCATTTTCTACCGATATCCACATTCTGAAAAGAAACGTTCCATCCAGGGACGGAGATACATAATATTAAAGTACTCTTTAGCTGTATCACCAATGCCTAAAATCTGCTCACCGTATTTCTTCTCAATAGAACTACCGTCCGTAAATCCTTTCGTTGAGAATCGAAGCCCGGAATCAATTCTATCGGCAGTTATGCTATCATAGAAAGTACCAGTAATAAAGAGGTTAGGTACCTCAACCGGACGCGGTGGCAAATAAAGTATCTCACTTCTAAGAGGTGGAGTTATCCTCTCCTTCCATCGTTTATATTGTTCCGCACGGTTCTGCCAGGGACCGGGCTCGTTAAAATAGGTGTCAGTATCATAATCAGGATTCAATAGATGTTCGGTACCGTCCAAGCCGGAATATAATTGTTCCTGAATACAATCAACGAGCACATTCTTATGTTCTTCCATACACCTAATACATTCCTCTTCAAACCCGGATGCAATGGAATGAATAACTCTATGTAATTCATCAAAATCTGCCATACAGTAAAAATATAACGGGCTGGGCTGTAATCACACCCCAGCCCGTCGGTTACTTAGTTATCGCATCGTACACTTCCGAGAGCTTCTTCTTACGGTCAGCTTCCTTCAGTTCCTGCCACACGACTTTAATGTGCGCATTAATAAACTCTTCCTTCGTCATGCCCTTCACAGCAACCTCGACGAACGTAACATTATCTACCTTCATGACACCTGCTCGATACCTCTGATTCCTTTTTCATACAATACAGAAGGAGCTTTCAACGAAGGAACCGCCCCGGCTTTAGGAACAATGGTAATGATACCATCCGAATATGTAGCAGAAGTTACGTTATTCATAACTTCAGCAGCACCATCAGCAATAAGACTGCCAAATTCTTCTGTACGGTCATAACCACCAACAACTTCAACTATTTTGTAAGTATTTTCGGCCTCCAACTTTTGAAACACAACATCAACCAAGCCTTTAACGAAATTCTTGGGATTGAAGTCTAACTGCACGTAGTCAAAGTGCAATTGGCTGTCTTCCACATCTTCATGTGAAAAACTAACAGTCATCGCAGACTTAGCACTACTGGTCGGGTACTGTGTCACGGTCGGGTAAACAGTAGACATCGGAATACCGGCAAGGATATCAGTGTCATCATTATAACCGATCAACATATTATCCTGATTCCAAAAGTAAACGTCCCATCCTTTATTGGCACATTTCAGAAGCTGGGCATTCAAAACCTCATCAAATTTCTTCAAAGTGAAGGTGTCTGTTTGAGCGCTAAGCCCGTTGTATTCACTTGCACCGTACCCTACAGGATTAACTTGAGGCTCTCCACCATTCTTGGCATACTCCAGGAATGGCAAAATAGGGTAAATACGCCCGGGACGGTCTGCATGGCACAATTCGAGCAACTTCTCACCTGTTATATCAGCAGGGAGTTTGACACCATGTTCTGTCAAGATAGCACCTTTGACTTTTTTCCAGTCAATGCTACAGGCAGAACTACCAGTGTTCATCCGGGAACCCTTACACGTTCTAATCTTTCTCATTTTCTTCTACAATTAAGATTATTAATTTTTATTTCCATCGAGCGTATATTTATGGCATCAATCGGCTCGCTCACAGCCTCACCGGAATCTGTATAGGCTCCGTATCTGCCATATGAATAGTTTTCTGAATAACTATGTTTCACTTTTTCGTCATAGTCGCAGTCGAACCGAGAATCTTCATATAATACTTCCAATAAACGTTTATAGATTGGCCGAAGGATATTTTTAAAAGATGTGGTTCTGCGCATCTCATTGCTCCACTCTTTACAAGAAGAACATGCTATAATTAACGAAACCTTTGCTTTTGAAAAATAATCCGCATCACCTCTATCCTCACTAATTGGAGTGAATAGTGCAACCAATGGAAACTTCCTTTCAGACTGGGCAGAAGACTTACTGTATTCATCTAAAATATCTTTGATATATTGACTGCTACCAAAGATGTAATTCAATCTTGGTGACTTTACAATTTTTGCCCCACCTTTCCCATTAGGGTAGAGGATTTCAAGTCCTTCAGGAAGTTTTCTAACTACTTCTTCAAACAGTTCTGTTATATCCAATTCCATCATAAATTGAAAGCATTAATGGGAGTTAATAGGTTCTTTTGAATCTTCAAACCGGTGAAAGGACAATCATCGGACATCGCCCATTCTACAAAGAGTCGGTTCTTCTTCACCATGCTGTTCCAGACACTAACCTGTCTCTTAATCGGAGATATATACTCGTTAGCACATTTCAATCTTACAAGACCAGTGATAGTAGCCTGTGTATTCATATCACGTAAAATGTGAAAGAACACATAATCGGCGAACGGTTCACTTAGCTTTTCACATAAAAGTGCATATCCGGATTGAGGTTCATCTTTTTCCAAGATATCAACCTCATCTGAAGAATCCTCTTTTTCCTGTTCTACGATCTCCAAATAATCAGTAATAGCTTGTGAAAGACTAAAACCGACAGCAGTATGAAGAAATTCGGTCTGAAATGCCTTGATATACCCGTTTATCACCTCATTTACTGCAAGAGACTGGGGCGAAGGCATTTCAGCGACCGAAGCATTCTCAATATGCCTGGGACCTGACGTAAAATATGAAACATCAATCAACATGGCAATAGTTATTTAGAAGCCTTACCCTTTCCGGTTTTCTTTTCATCTTCCACGGAAACGGTTTTATCATCAACAACAGTTACTTCCTTAGCATCTCCAGCAGGCAATTCTTTTGAATCGGCAGCCGGAAGATTCTTGTTATCAGAAGGAATCAGGGCTTCAAGTTCTGCAATACGAGCTTTCATTGTATCACGTTCATCTGTCAGTTCAACAATAGCTTTATCTTTCTCCGTAATGGATTCAGTAAGTTCACCGATTTTCGCATCTTTCTCTGTGAGCATACATTCCAATGTCTTTCGAGCATCTTCTTCTGTAACAAGACCACACTCGGAAATAGGGGTGAATGAAACCACCCCTCTACCAATCCGAATGCGTTGCTCTTTAAGCACATTGGCTACATCCTTATCATTACCTCTAAGTATGTAATCCATAATCCTACGCTTTAGTTATTGCAGTCTTCAATGCGGCCAAATCCCCATAAGCGAAAGCCCACGGCATATAAATCGGGAAGATAACTTCTTCTTGTGCCATCAACACAACCTCATTGCAAAGCTTGGTCTCCACATCTTCAGCCCATTCAAGTGTCAAAGTGGTATAATCAACCAAATTTGCGGCTTGGTTAAAGTCACCTAAAAGATACTTACCTGGAAGAATACCACCATACTCGATAATCGGACGACCGGCAATATATTTCACCCCATCAACCATTTTAACGATACCAAGATTACGTCCTGTCGTATCTTTTTCTGATTCCATACCGTTAACAGTCATTGGATTAAGAATAATAGCATTCGGAAAATACTGGGCATATGTCATTGCGGCGAAAGCTGTTTTCACTACATCTTCAGAGTTGGGTTCCTCAATGTTCTTAAAGCCGGCTTCATGAACACTGAATGTCATTTTATCCGTAGCCGTTTCAGCACCGGAGAACGCGACACCAGAAATAAGGATACGACCATCTTCCATTTTCACAAGAGCGTGTGTTTTGTTCAGTTCTGTAAGAACAGCGGCACCAGCGAACGTGATACTCATTCCATCAAGAATCAAATCCTGTGGTTCTGCAAACTCTACAATCACATCCTTATCACCGTTATATCCGGTAATAGCTTTTACAGCACCGGCGGCACCTGTAACAATGGCTGTACTGATAATCTTCTCTACAGAAGTCACCCCAGTATTATTAATAATACCAAGCAAATTCTCACCATTACCGTCACCAAACAAGATGTTCCAGTCTTCTGCCATCCAAACAGCTTCAGGAAGCATGTTCAAGATGTAGGAACGAATGTACACTCTTGATTTCAACATACGTTTTGAGATACGGATATGAGTACCAAGGCGCTTAGTTCCTGTCTGTATCTCTTTTACCTTGATGCTTGATTCAGGCAAACGCCCATTCTCTGTTACAAAACGGGCATTGCGGTTGAAAGCATATACTTGTGCATAGGCAAGTTGAGGGTATGCAGGATCAGCAGTCAACGTCGTTAATACATCACGCATATGCAACTTTTTGTTGGCAACCTGAGTCACAACACGTTTCTGTTGTTGAGTAATCAACAAATCACCGGTGTAATTGTCAGTCATGGAAACGACATCTTTCAAGGAGAAGCCGTCAAATTCTCCTGATTTGCGTGTTTTTCCTTCTGCGAAATCTCTGAATTTTTCAGAATCAAGCATCTCGTTCAATTTCTCGTCGAACTTGTTGATAGTATCCATAGAAAGACCTTTCTGCTTCATTTTCTCGATACTTTCACCAAGAGTTTTAACTTGTTCTACAAGTTGCTCGTTGTCCTTTACCAATTGCTGGAACTTTTCTCCATCATAGGCTTTCAATAGATTATTGATGTCACCAAACTGTTTCGTTACCTCCTCCGGTGAGGCAAATCCTTCAAGTGACTTGTTAACTACTTCACACATCATGCCGGCGATGTTTTCCATGAATGTTTTCTGTTCTGCCGGCAGACCGTCTGTTTTCAGATTAAAATCTGATACTGTAAATTTTCTAATTGGCATAAAATTTAAATTTTAAGTTATTTATTCTCGAAACAGCTATTCAAACTCTTAAAATCGAGTAAAGTGCCATTATCAGCGGCTTTAATCGTCACTTCATCGTTCCCATTTTCCCCGTCATTCTTTTCTTGAGTGTCAACAGACGGCTCATTTTTTCCGGTGGTATCTTCAGAAGTGTTTTGCAGAATAGCATTCGAACGATATACTTTTCCCCAACAGTGGGGACATCTTACATAATTCATAAGGTCTTGTAGACCCTTTTGAGTAAATTCTTTCTTTTCTGATTTGACAGAATCAATAAGAGAAATTACTTGGGTTCTAATCTCCGGAGTGAGCTTCTCCATTTCTTCCCTTACAATGTCCTGTGTTATCCATCTCTGATAATCAGCAGCATAATCTAATACCTGTTGGGCAAAGGTATGCTCCGTTTCTGCATCATAATCAAATTGATAACCACAATGAGGACATGAGACAACGGCACCACCGTTGAGGCTCTTCAGTAATAAACTTAATTCCATATCGTAACCTTTTAAACGCTCATCACTATATCCATGCTGCAAGAACGCTTTACGAACGAAATCAACAGCCTCCTTTACCTGGTCGGCAGTAGCAGACTTAATATTCACAAGGAAAGTCTGGGGATTACTCCCCCAACTTGTCAATGTTGAATATTCCATCATACGCCATTCAAGCACTTTACAGGGATCAACAGAATCTCTTTTAATGGCCTTGACCCCAATAGAATGTTCAAGTGTTCTGCCATTCTCTGCAAACAGTTTATAATCAGCTAACGTATCACGGCCAATCTGTTTTTCTAGATTTAACTGACCGACCATAACCAAATTACCTTCTGTTTCCTTACCACTCAACGGAACACCTAACAACTGGTCTGTACGATGATTCAGGAACCAACGCATCCGACCAATATTTTCTTTCAATGTTTTATTGAATGAGCCGGGCATAGATATGTCATTTTGTGAGTCCTTCACACCGATACCGTTCACCGCAACGGTAACGATACCCTTCTCATCAACATCATTTGCCTTTGTCTTGTACTGAAGGCTTTTGATTTTCTCTTCCATCTTTTTCATCTCCACTTTTAGTGTTAAAAACTCGATTTACTTTATCCAGTTCCTCATCTGACATATCAAATTTCAATTTGTCAAACAAGGGATTTTCTATCATACTTTCGCCTATTTGGGCACGCCAGTCATTGAGTGTTATAAGCCCACATGAGAATTGTTCACGACAACGTTTATTTATATTTGTCTTTACGTCCTCGGATTCTTTCAATCCTTCCTGCAAACAATCAACATCAGAGAAATCACAATCCAAATAATATCCTCCTCCTTCAAGACCAAGGAAAGCTGTAAAATCCTTGCAGAATTGTTTGGCCATAGGAATAACAGTTGAACAATATACGCTCTTTTCAGCAGTAGCCTGATTGCTAAATGTGGACTGGTCTTTTCGCGGAACAAGAACGGCTGGGATGCCGTATGCCCCTGCAATATTTATTGCATCAGCCAAAGTCTCTTCAAACGGCTGTAACTCTGCAATAGAAAGATTAGTACGAACAAAGTCAATGTCTGCATCTGAAATACCATAAGGTACCTGGCCCGTCCTTACACCATACTTCTCAAAATTTTGCTTCAAAAGCTGTTCCTTTTCATCGTCAGTCAACGCTATTGAACCGGTAGCATCAGTTTTCTTACTTACAATAAAGCCCAATCCACCCCGCTTTACATAAATCACATTTCTAGCTTCATATACAGCTATTAGATTTGACATTGGCTTATTTTGGGAAGCAAGACGACTTTTGGACTTCAAGAACATAGCCCCTGAATAGAACTCTGCACTTCCGTCTCTATCATGCCATATTTGGTATGGAGGAATTTCCAAACTACCATTCCAACCATACTCCAAACGATAGCTACGAATAATATCTTCTGTTTGGGCAATGCCAAACAATGGCATATTCCCGTAAACAGGTTCTACAATAGTCTTATCAGAAGGTAGCACCCAATAATTATCGCAATATCTCCATTTTTCAGCTGTAGAAAAGACATCAGGCATAGCGGCACGAATAAAGCTATTCCCTGTACACAATTTATAAATATGGTGCTGATAAATCAATTCTTTCCAACGCATCAAACAATTAGGACGACTAAGTATGCCATTCATTCGTTTATTCGCCCATACTATACTGTCATCCTTAGTTTTCTTCAATTGAAAATTAGCACCTGCAATCCGCGATGCAATATAATCGATCGGGAAAAAGACTTCAGGTATCGTACTGAATAGCGTTAGATAGTTACTGCCCGCTACAATAGGACTAGTAAGGTCCTCAATGTATGCAACTGACCATTTTTCAGCCTTGCCACTTTGAGTATCTATATCCTTATTTTCAGATGAAGTAACTATTTCAACTTCACCTTTAGTCTTAGATTTCTTTCCAAATAGATTATCAAAAAAAATATTCATTGGGTTCCTTTTTGAGCAAAACTAAGTAAAAAGGAAAACCGTTTTCCAAAACACTAAAATCTTGAGATTACGAAAACATAATGCCAACAATACAACATCCTTATTTTCAACCACATACAACGTAATTTAATTCAAACCTAATTTTACAACGAACTGT